CATAGGTTCGCGTAGTGCAAAACGAACGTCCGGTATTGCGCTACAAAGGAGGCAACCTCCGCCGCCACCTGGGGCGTCTTATCGGCCGTGGCGAAGTCTTTCGTAATGCGCCCGCGCCAGGGATAGACCGGCTGTCCCGTTCCACCCGTATAGGGATCGGGTAAGCTATTTCCGCCCGCGATATCCATCAGGATAAAGGGAGTAAAACAGACCTTGAGCCCCCTGCCCTTCAAATCCTGGATCGCAGCCACCACCGACACGTCGTCCGGCGTGCCGCCAAAGGCGGCGTTGCCGTTAACGGACGAAACCAGGTGCGCCTGGGCGCGGCTCAGGCCGCCGCACCGCCATTCGCGCGGCATCTCGCCCATGGCGCCGTGTGTGACACCCGGCACGAGCGTGCAGGAGCCCGCGCGCAAATCGTTGCCATACCAGGCCACGTAGAGATTGACGAGCGCGCAGCCCGGTAGCTGATTTTGCAGGCTATTCAGCGACGTAGCCCAGTCGCACGCCGCCCCGCCGATGCGCCCTGCACTCTCGGCGTCCGTGTATCCGACAGTCCATTGCGAGCTGCCGTACACACTATAGCCATTTTGGGTCTGGACGATTTCCGTGCCGGCGGACGTAACGTCCTGGAATACCTCGTAGGGCGCGTAGCCCCACTCGGTCGCGGCCGGAATCATCGTTACCGCGCGGATCGCGTTGGTAAATGCGGTCTCGTCCGCATCGAAGCCTTTTGGGACCCAGCCTTGCGCCACAAACTCCCGGATAAGCGCGTTTGCCGTAGCCGCCACCTCCGCCCAAGACGAATCCCCGCCGAGATAGGGGATTGCGGCTCCAACCCGTCCCTTGAACTTCGAGAAAAAGGCGCGCGTGTAGTTATCGAGCTTCCCGTCCTGTCCGGCTTGGAACCCGAAGCGGCTAAATAGGTTGGCTTTCCCGGTCATGAATTGCCCCCGGCTTCTTACGGAACTGATTGGGAGAAATTGGAAGGATATCACGCGCCGGACGGCGCTGGCCGCTTTTCCACTGGCTCAGGCAAGGATCGGCCTGACCCTCGCATCCGCATTGAGGATACCGCGCACGACGGGCGACGACGATGACAGACGGAACGTCCGGCCGGCCCGCGGCACCGCACCGAGCTGATGGAAGCTTGCCACCGCGTAGCGTTCCCCCACCCGGCCAAGGGAAGCCACGCGCCCCCCGGTCCAGGTCCGGCCACCATCGTCGGACCAGTCCAGCATAAGCTTGGGATCCGCCGCTTCGGCATTCGCCCCGGTCAGCCCCACGCCGGGGATAATGTCGGCGTCGAGCTGATCCACGATCAATCCCTTCGGGAAGGCGTGCAGCGGCGCCGATTGCGCCAGGAACAAATAGGGGTTGCCGCTCTCGGTTTGCGAGGTCTCGTCAAGGACGTGGAGGCTCGCATCCTGGCTCGACCCGATCACCACCTTGCCATTGAATGACTCGTAGCCTTGCGCGAACCAATTCGGCAGGCCGCCGCTGGCGCGCTCGTGCCACAGCGCCGTGGCCATGTCGTACTCCCACGTCCAATAGGGGCTCGTCAGCGCATAGAAGTCGTGGCCGTTGAAATGGGTGCCGACGGCGCGAAGCGCGCGGCGCTCGTTCCAGGTCAGGTCCGCGATCGCACGCTCCAGTGCGTGGGTCGAGATACGGACCGGCTCCGACGCGGTGAGCTGGCGCACCATGCCGTTTTGATCGACCCAAAGCAGCGCATCGGCGACGGTTGCTACCGTCTGCTCCGCGATGCAGCCAATATCGACATCGGCGCGGATGGGCGCGAACGCGAAGGGCATCGTGCCCGCATCCTCCCAAATCTCAAGGCTGGCTTCGCCAAGCGCGATCAGCGCGCCTCGATGCGTCACGATCCGCCGCAGGCCGTCGGACCGGCTTGACGCCGTGGCATAGGCCAGGGCGTTGACGGTCAGCGCGTTGTTCAAATTCGTATGAAAAATGCGGCCGTCCGCTATGGAGAAAACGAAGTAGCCATCGACAAACGTTACACTGCCCGGCGCGGGAAGACTTGAAATACTTGGGCGAGTGATGGTGTTGGTGCCCGTATCGAGGACGTAGTAGACGTTATCGGCAACGATTCCGATTTGCGGGTCGGTCCGCTGGTTGGCCGCCATGAAGGCCATCGACCCGCCGCCAACCGCTCCCGGAACGGGGGTGGCGTTGCCACGGCCGTCGAATAACGCCACCGCGGTTCCGGCGATGACGTAAAGCCCTTTGCCGAACACATACAGCATGCCGCGGCATGGCCCATTAAGCCCGGTTACACCGGTATCGAACCGCGATGTCCCCGGCACGGCATACACCGGCAACGGCGATTTCGCCGCCTCGCCCAACACCTCGGGATAGGCGTTCAAGAGGCGCTGTTTTGATCCGAACCCAGTTTTGTCGGGGTTCGACGTATGCCCGAAATCGACTGCGACCATGGACGGAAACTCCTGGCTCGGATGTTGGGGGAGAGGAGACGCGGGAAGGGGGCAGCACCACATCTCTCCTCGGACGAAACCGGTGCCGGAAGACCCCCTCACCCTGTCCCTCTCCCCAAGGGGAGAGGGAACGCCGTCTCAACCGCTGCTGCGGAGACTCCCTCTCCCCTTGGGGAGAGGGCTGGGGTGAGGGGGTCTTGGCCTCAGCCAACTCGCGAAGAAGGCACACGGAGGCCGCGCCTTCCGCAAGATCAACGGAACCCGTAACGCCTGAGGCTCGGCATCCAGGTTAGGCCCGTGTCCTGGCCCGCGCGCGGCGAGACCACACAATAGGCGAGCATCGCCATGTAGGCCCTTTGCGCCCGCTTTTGCGTGGAGGGCAGCGCTTCCATGCCGCTCGCCGAGGCAAGCTCGACCGCCAGCAGCGCCTTTGCCCCTTCCACGAACGACGCGGGAAAGGGAAACCGGTCGTTCAAGCCTGCCAATAGAGGGGCCGTGTCAGGCGGTGTCGCGCCGCCCCCTGGCCCGTAAGGCGGAAAACCGCCCGCCGGGCCGCCAAGCTCGCCATCGACGGAATCGCCGGTGAAGAAGACGCCATCTGTCTCCGCGGCCGGCGGAGTCGGAGCGCCGGGAAAGATGCCGTCCGCCGCCCAGGCGTCCAGCATGTCGTTGTATGCGGAAAGGCCGGCCCTCGCCCGCGCGGGGTCGAGATCGGCGCCGAGCGGGAGAAGGCCTAGCCGGTAATAGGCGCCAGAAATGATGTCACGGGCCGTTGTCATTCAGCACCTCGATGATCGCATGTTTGAGCTGGGCCTTGGTCCACCCGAAATCGAAGCGGATACCGCAATCGGCCGCGACCTGCATGAGCCGCTGCCGCGACATGCGGTCGAGCTTCTCCCGGTCGGTAAGCTCCCGAGCCGGACCAGGCTCCGGCAGGCTCGCGCGCGACGCCTCGGAAGGCGCTTCGCTCAAGCCCGCCGGCACGGGAAAGCGCTGCCAGCCTTGGCCGGCCGGCACATGACCTGGATGTTCGAAAAGACGCGCCTCACCCGCCCTGTACATCCAGCGGCGTGTGTCTGTGTCCATCACTGACCTTTCATCAGCCCGGCGCCCACGAGCGTGGCGCGGATTTCGTTCAGGAGCGTGATAATCGCCTGCGCCTGGACCTCGCTGAAGCCATAGGGCGAGATATTCGTGGGTGCGGCCGTGCCGGCAGCCGCCTGTGCGGCGCCGGAGCGCTGCGGCACCGGGGTCACGTTGTAGAAAGAGATGAGATCGCACGGGCTCTGGCCGAGCACGGTGCCGTCGGGATTGCCGTCGGAAAGCTGCTTTACGGGCATGGATTTGCTCCAGATCTTAGAGGGGGCGTCATCCCGGAAAGCGCATGGCGCTTATCCGGGATCGTGAAGGACCAGGGGGGCGATATCAAATCCGCTTGAGGCTTCGCTCCTTGGCGTCATCCGGGAAATGCTGGACGCATCATCCGGGATCGTTTCGAGCGCCGACGCCTGTTGCGATCCCGGATAGGGCGCTTTGCAGCACCCTTCCGGGATGACGCCGCGAAGCATTCAATCGGATCACTTGGAAGATCCCGGATAATGCCCACGGCATTTCCGGGATGACGTAGCGCTTAGCTCGCGGCGCCGGAGAGGCGGGTGGCGAGGTCCGGATAAATCGGCTTCACGCCATACAGAATGTCGAGGCGCCACATATTCACATCGTTGATGATGTCGTAGTCGCAGATGACGCGGATCGACAGGCCCTTGTAGCTCTGGCGCGCCTTCTTGCTCGCGCCCTCGGGCAGCTCCATCGGCACCATGCAAAGCGCGAATGCGTTCTCATGGAAGACGAGGTTCTGCGGATAGTTCGCTCCAGCCGTGCCCATGAAGGTCAGCGCCGCGTTCTGTGCGGGCGCCGCGCTCACGGTCTGGTATTGGCCGGAAACGATGATGGCCGGCGCAATCGTGAGGGCGTCCGCGTTGCCTGTCGCGGTGACGGGCGCGCTTACAACGAATTGCGCCAGGTAGGGCAGCGGCTGCTTCGTCACCGGATTGACGGCGTACACCCCGGCGATGGTGAAGACGTCGCCTTCATTGAGCGTTGCGCCCGCGGTGAGGCCGTCCACCAGGATCGCGGTCTGGTTCGAGTTCATCGACGCCTGATAGGTGGTGACGCCGGTGTTCTTGACGCCGTTCGCGGTCGCGGTGGCCGAGATAACCGGCGTACCGGCATGAGCGCCGACTGTATAGTTGATGACATTCTGCGAGGAGAAGCAATCGGTGTTGCCGACCATGGGCAACTTCGACTTCTCCAACGCGGTCTTGGCGACATCGGGCACATAGAGGCCGGTGAAGCTCGACGCCATCCCGTAGAAGTCGGACGGCGAAAGGCAGGCGGCGCGAGGTGCTGGCACGCCCATCTCGTCCAGCCGCTGCGGCCCCTTGATAAAGGACTTGTAGCCGGAGAGCGTCTCGCCGGGCGTGCCAACCCAGTTCCAAACGTATTTGTGCATCGACAGAATATCGAGATCGACCTGGTTCGCCAGCGCGATCATCGGATGCTTCAGATAGCGGTCCGCGAAGCGGTCGATGCTGAGCGTCAGGTCCTTGGTCGGGAACCGCAAGTCCACGCCGCGCTGGGTGTCGATCTTGATCTGCACCTTGCCTTCGGCCGCGTCCTGCATCTGCGCGACGGAGCCGCTCCGCACGGCATATTTGACCGGCCTGCGGATGGTCAGCGTGTCGCCGATCTTGGTCTCGCCGAACTCGGATTCATAGGCGCGGTAGACCATTTTCGCGGCGACAAGGTTGTTGTCGAGCTGCATCAGGCCTTCCTTGGCGATGACGCTGGGGGTCAAGAGGGTTGAGGCCATTGGGGTCGGGTCTCCTTGATTTGTAATGGGCAAAAAGACCCCCTCACCCCAACCCTCTCCCCAAGGGGAGAGGGGGCAGGCTGCGGCGCCATTTTCGAGGGGAGAGGATGAAACATCGTCCCTTCTCCCAGCCGCATCCGCAAGCGGATGCGGCCACGCCGAGAGGCAAGCTCGCCAAGGCGGGCTTGCTGGGAGAAGGACAGGATGAGGGGGTCTTGTGGGAGGCTGTGGGTTCCTAATAACCGCGAGCGCGGCGGTATTCCTCGAAGTCCATGTCTTCGAGCGGTTTGCCGGCGCTGCCGCCCCGGCCTGAGAGCGTCGCCACAGGCTGGGGCGCGCGGCTTACGGACACGGCATTTGCACCGAGACGGCCTTCGATCCTGGCGATCGCGGTCGCCTGCGAAACTGGCGGCAAGGCCGCGATTTGCGTGGCTTCGCCTGGATTCTTGCCGAGGTAATAGGCGATCTCCGCGCCCTTGCCGGACTCGCGGATGGCATCGGCCATGACCGGCGTGATGCTGAGATTGGGGTTGTGCGCCACCGCGTCGAAATCCGGCACCCTTTGCCGGAACCCGGCCGCCGACTCGGACCACGCCTCCCGAGCCGCCCTGGCCGCGAACTCCTGGGCTTGCGCCGACTGGCGCGCCAACAGCCCAGCGCCCACTTCCCTGGCCGCCTGCTCCGCTATGGCGCGGGTGTAATCCTCGGGTACGCGGTAATCCTGCGGCCGTCCGGGATTCTGCAAGCCGCCCCGCAGCGCCGCCGCTTCCGCGGCACTCCGCGCCGCTACCGCGTCCGCCACCTGCTTTTGATGGATAAGCTCGCGGATGCGCCCTTCGCGCGCCGTGGCCTGCCCCGCAGCGGCCGTGGAGCCCGCGTCATCTTCGCCTTGGCCGGGATTTGTCTGGGCCGGGGACGCCAAGGCGTCATCGTCCACGGACGGGGTGCCGTCTTGTGCGATCATGTTCTGTCCTGGTTGCTGATTGAAAAAGAAAACGGAGACCGGCGGAAGCCGGACGGCGGCGTTTACCGGCCTGGCATCGCCACGGACGCGGGAATCCGGGAACGGGATCATCCAAGCCGCCGGCCCCCTGCCCATGGTTAAGGCCCGGTTCAGCTCCAGCCACAAAGCGTGGGCGCGGCATGGGTGCTTGCTTAACTTCTCAGGCGTATAATCGATTGTTAGCCGGTCCAGCGGACGCTGTGCGGGCCATCTTGCGTCAGGCCCGCCTTGGCGATCGCTGCCCCGGCTAAGGTTCGTGATGATTGGGTGCTTCGATGACATCCGCCGTTACGGTTATGGCCATCAATCTAGCCCCGGCGCCAATCACCGCCGGTGTGCTAGCCAAAGCGGCCGCCAGCATGCAACCGCCACCGGAGGTTAAGCCAGGCGCGCCTCCCGCCGCATTAGCCCGTGTGCCCAACCCGTCGGCGAGCGCTTCTTC